TTAGGTTACAGCAAACTAAGTACACAGGAATATCCCCCGCCAAAACAGGCGGGGGATACTTTATCCTCGCATCTTTCGCATCACGTTATCATACATCCGCGCGTTGGTCACTTTCAGCGCATCCATCAACTCGTCCACTATGGCCCACGCCTGTTCCGGCGCGCGGGATGATACCGCTTGCATAAAGTCACTGTCACCGTCTACCACATCAGGAGCCGGTGCGCTGGAATACATAGCCACCGGTGCAGGGTTTCTCTGCCCTTCGTGCTGGTTTTGTATAATGTACAGCGCGGCCAACTTCTCGTAGTTCGGCCAGCTTGACTGTTCCGTTTCCAGTCTGGCTATCCAGGCTTTAAGTTCCTTTTCGTCGATCAAGGGGAACTACCCCCTCTCAGCCCTCCACGGCATCCATACACCGCTGAATGGCGTTGCGGATGGTATCATCATCCGCATTGTCCAGCATCTCTTGCAGCTGGCGCTTCATGTCATCTTTTGCGCCGTCGCGGCTATAATGGCCGCGCACATAATGGGTACCACGCCGTGCGTAGGAACTGCCGCCGCCGTAGCTGTCGCGGGAATACCTGCGCTGGGAATAGTCGCCGTCGCGGGAGTAACGCCGCTGGGAATAATCGCCGTCACGGCTGTACCCTTCATCTTCCATCAGATCGATCTTGTCGATGTTCTTAATGGTGCTTACCAGCTTATGCGCGATGTCCAGATCCCCGGCGCCCAGCTCTCCTTTGTGGGCGATCTCGTCAAGCTCCTTGCAAAGCATATCGCGCAAATCGTACATTGCTTTCATACTCATGTTAATTCTCCTTTCACGCGATTCTCTCAACCGTCAGGTTCGAGTTGGCGAAGTTGACGGCCTGAGTGCTGGTGTTTTCCATTGCAACCGTCAGGCAGCAGCCTTTCGGGACACAGACCTGCGCGGAAACATAAATGTTAAAGTAGTTTTCTACCGCCGCAGGCGTGACAGTCGCCGTTGCGCTGGTCAGCGCCTCGCCGTTGACGGCCAGCGCGGCGGTGATGGCTCCCACGGTGCCGCCGGTGGGAATGGCGATGTTGCCGCCGTAAGTGACTTTGTACAGCGCTCTGCACTGGTTCGTCAGTCCACGCAGCGTCACCACCCCGGCACCCTCACGGTGTACGATGCACGGCTTGCTGTTGACCGCGGTTTCCGTCAGAGGCACATTCTGCCCTGCGGCCACAGTCACGATATTGGCGTTAGTAAACTCGGCCAAAATAATCACTCCTTTCAAAATACAGCGGCGGAGCTATTGCCCCGCCGCGTTGGTGTCAGTATCAGCACGGGGCTGAACAGTTCGGAAATTCCGAACAGCTGGTGCTATGCAGTTGTCAGCAGCCGCAGCAGCCGTTATAACTGCCGTTTGCCCACGGGTTGCAGGACGGGTAACTGGGAATGGGCGTGGGCCGCAGCTGGGAGATCAGGTAGTTGTTCTGCGCAGCCTGAGATGCGGCAAGGCGCAGCTCCTGATTGGCACTTTCCAGATCGCGCATCTTGCTCTGCGTCAGGAAGTCAAGGATAGCGCGGCTATTCTGGTTCTGGTTGTCGATGATGTCACGCGCAGCGGTGTTGACCGTGTTGCGGGTGTCGCAAGCCTGCGTCGCCATGTCGTACCGCACCTGGGCGATAGCCGCCCGGTTCTCGCAGCAGCACTCCTGGTTCTGCATCTGCATGGCGGTGAGCTGCTGCATCAAAGCTGCCTGCTGGTTGCTGCGGGAAAGCTCGGCCTGTGCAAAGCCGTTTGCCATCGCCATGTTGGTGCCGTTGACAAGCTGCGCCTGCTGGTAAAATCCGTCGCAAAGGCCCTGATTTACGCTGTCGATTTTGCGCTCGACATTGGCAAAGTCAGAGGTCAGAACATAACCGTCCATCACGCCGTTGCCGCCGCCACCGAAGCCGAAGCCGTTACCCCAGCCGCCAAACGCAGCGAAAATGAGGAACAGCACGATCCACCATGCGCCATCGCCGCCCCAGCCGAAGCCGTTACCGTTGCCGGTGTTGGCAGGAGCCACAGGCATAGTCAGCATGGTGCCGTCAGAGGAAAGAGACATAGTATCACTCCTTTTGAAAAAATATTTATATCAAACCGTGGCCACGATTTTGATTTACTTGAAAAGCCCCTGAAATTGGTTTGCCATTGACTGTATCTTGTTCAGTTGGTCTTGTGAGATTTTGCCGCTTTGCAGCATTTTCTCTACTTCCGCTTTTGGGTCGCCTTTAAAGTTCGCTTTGAATTGCTTGAACTGCTGCAAAAGCTGCGGGAAGCCACCCATCGGCCCCGGCATCTGTCCGCCACCTAACGCATTGAAAAACGGATTGTTACTCATCGTCATCTTCCTCCTCCACCTTGCGCTTCTTCTTGCCCTTTATTTCGCCCACAAGCGCCGCCAGCGCGTCGAACTCCTTACGGGTCACATATTCCGGGGCGGGAGCTTTCTGCGCGTCAGGAGCACTTGCAAGGCGTTCTACAAGGTCATACGTCTTGAGGGTCGGCTTGCCGCTTGCATCGGCCTGTTTCAAGTAAACTACGGGAGCCGTGCTGTCCCACAGTGCAATGGCGGAGTTGGGCGCAATCAGCCAATTCTCCGCCTCCGGCCTACCAGCTACCCACTGTACGCCGCCCTGCGCCACCGGGTTCTGCATGGGCGGCATTTGCGGTATTTGCGGCGGCATGGTCTGCATCTGCTGCTGCCGAAGCTGGGCAAGGTTGTCCTGCATTGGCTGCGGGTAATAAGGGTTGAAATACGGGTTAAATGCCATAGTTACGCCTCACTTTCTTTTTGCCAGTAATACAAAACAATTTCGTTTTCGCTGTTCCAGCTGTCATAGATCACGCCGTCCTGCACACACACGACGTGCCCGGATAGCGCAAGGATAAACGTTCCCTCCGGGTGTTCGTCGGCAAACCTACCGACTGTGTAGCAATCCGGGCAAGTATCCGGAACCATGTACCGCCTGTAGCCTATCCGCCGAAGATACGCACCCCACACCGCGTTGGCAGACGGCATATCCCCTTCCAAATACCCTTGCACCGCCATAGCAAGGTACGTTTCGCCCCACTCTTTCCCGGTGGCTTTTGAAATAGCCCGAACAGTGCAGTCTCCAACATTTTTCCCGTGTGGGTTTTCGTTGAAGTAGCTATACATGCGCCGCCACTATTTCTATTACCCGCACATAGGCTTTCAGCCCCGGAAGGTCATCCTGATACGCCCAAATGATGTCCTCCGCCATCTGCTGGGTAAATCCCAACGACACCAACTTTTCGACCATGCAAGCACCTCCGTTTCTTGCAATAAGCGTAACAAAAAACTGCCCCCGCAAAGGGGCAGTTAAAGGTCAGAAAAAGGCCGTTAATTTGCGAAATATTTACTTGTACAATACCGCAGAAACGATGTATAATAAAATCAGCCACCCCGGAATACTCCCGGCGGGCATCTTTCCCTTTTTATACGCCCGGTTCCCCCCTACCGGGCGCAAACAAAGAAGCCGCACCTTTTCAGGTGTGGCTTCTTTCTTCGTCTGCAAATTTCTGATACGCTCTCCTGCGGCACCGCTTTACCGTTTCCGGTGACACGTTCAGCAGTAACGCCGTTTCACAATAGCTTTTTCGTTTCACGTCACATTCAATAACGCACATCGCTTCGTCAGGCGGTAGCTGGGCACTCATCACATACGCAATAGCCCGCTTTGGTGCCATGCTCTGCAATCTGCGCCGTATCTGCTTGTGGTAGCTGTCCATAACACGGTTTTAGCCGTGAGCTTGCGGGACTTTACGCCGGGGAAAGAGGCGGCTTGTCGTAGCTCTTTCCCGCCCAGCAGATTTATTTCACTTCACGATCTCCCACGTGCCGCTTTTCCCGTCCGCGCTCCGCGTCACCTTCACGGTGTACGTTTCGGTCACGGTCGGCTGTTCCGGTGTCTCCGGCTCCGCAGGCTTCGTCTCCTCCACATACGGAATACCGAACCACTCACACAGCCCCTTGGCCGCGCTCTCGGCGATCTCCTTCATGTGCGTGTGGAACCAGGTGATGTCCTCCAGATTGTCATGGAAGGCGTGCTCCTCGTAGAATGCCACAGCGTTGGTCTTTTTCAGCTCGTACAGATCGGCGCGGGGGACGAGCTTTACCGTGCGCGGGTAGATCTCCTTCCGGTACTTTACCATGATCTCGCCCAGCTTTTTGCCGTTGGCGGAATAGGTGTAGTACATGGGATGGCACCCCTGCGCCGTTCCGTTGGCGCTGGCGTTGGTGTGGCTGACGTAATGCACATCCGCGCCCCATGCGTTGCTCTCTGCCACGTTCTGCTTCATGATGGTGTCACCGTTGTCGCTGTTCATGGGGGTGCGCCGGTACCCGCGCTTGGTGGCAATGCCGCAGCGGTTCAGGATCGGCTCCAGAATGTCGATGTACTCGTTGTTTTCCAGTGCCTCATAACACTGTTTCCCGTCCGGGCGGGGATACACGCAGGGGTTCGCCCTGTGCATAGCCGGGGATAGGTATACCTTCGGCGCGGCCATTTACATAGCCTCCTCGTCGTTGGTAGACTTCATCTGCTTAAACACCTGATTGACACCCGTTGCGGTCAGGCCGGACATAATGCCCACGGCGACCGCCGTAAAATAGTCCTCGGCGGGGAAATCCGGCATGTGGAACGCCAGCGCCAGCGCACCGATGATGCCGCCGCACACACCGCAAATAATGGGGATCCACTTGTTGTCCAGCGCCGTGGCCTTCACGATCATGCCGATCAGATAGCAGATCACGATGATAGCGGCAACAGTCGCCACTCCGATAGTGTTGATGTCCATAGTTACTTCCTTTCCGGCTTTACGCCTCTCGCTTGATGGGCAGCTTCCTTACTTCCTCCATGACCCGTTTTGCGCTGCCGTTGCCTCCCATCTTTTCATACGGCTGGTACAGATAGTCATTGAGGTTTTCGTACTCGTCCTGCGTGATGTACCCCCTTGTCACGTACACCATGCCCAGATGGATAATGCGGTCATGCGCCAGACCCACCAGCATCTTCCGCTCTGCGTTGTTCTTGTCCGCCCGCTTCGATACCAGTGCCCACAAACCGCTGCTTGTCAGCACCGCTACCGCCAGCGGTACGACAATCTGCTGTACCCACGGTTCCATTCGCCGCGTTCTCCTCTCAAATTATTTTTGCACCCTCGACACCCTTCGACCGTTTCTGACACGCCGCCTGTGCTATCCTGCTTGCAGAAAGGAGGTGTTACCATGCCCGAGTATTTCACCCTGTTCAACGCCGTCACCGACGCCATTGCCCAGCTTGAAAAGGCTGTTGCCGCACTCAAGCAGGCACAGATCCGTGCCGAGGAAGCCTACATCCAGCGGGGGGAGTAATCTCCCCGCCCCTTATTCTGCGTACACGCTCTCGATCAGCGCACACAGCTCCGTGTACTGCTCGTCCGTGATGCGCCCCACGGCGTAAAACACGTCGCACTTCTGCTGCGCCTCCTCACGGGTCTTGTAGAACCGCTTGTTGATGAGCTTCGTCATAATCTTGTACATAGTCATTCTCCTTTCAGTTTGTTACGCTTCCTTATGCAGCCGGATGCACACGATACCGCTGCCGCCGGAACCGGGGTAAGACACGTAATCTCCCGACACGACTTGCGCCGACCCGCTTCCGCCTCCGCCTCCGCCAGTATTAGCTGCGGCAGAAGTCTGTTGCTTTGCTCCGCCACCCTCGCCCCCGGAAGCTGCGGTTGAAGAGCCAGAACCCATACCGCCAGCTCCGCCACCGGCATAGAGTTTCCCGGTTGCTTCACCAAATTCGCGGGTAGTAGTGCCTTGTCCGGTGCCGCCAATCCTTGTACCGATTGTAAGTGCGTTATTCCCGTCGCTGGCTCCGTCGCCGGGGTTGCCGTCTGTAGAAACAGATCTTTTGGTACCACCTACGCCTCCGCCAGAGCCACCGTTGCCGCCGTCCCACGTAGAAGATGCAGATTTTCCTCCTTCTACCGTATAGCCAAAAGCAACTGTATTACCTCCAGCAGGGCCCACTTTTCCATAGGCGTTTTCCCCGGATAACGCAATTCCGCCCGCGCCGATTACAACGGAATACTCGACGTTTTCTTGAAGTAGCGCTTTTTTGATGGTCTTTGTAAACCCACCTGCGCCACCACCACCGCCGTTCCACGTCGAATTAAATCCGCCGCTGCTTCCATTCCCAGCGCCCCCGCCCCCTACAAGAAAGGCGTCGATGTACGTGTCCTTCGTCACCGTAAGCACGCCACTTGTAAGCAGCTCCACCACGCCGTCATCCAGCCGTTCGTTGTACGTTCCGGTGTACTCAAACTCTAATCGTTTAGCAGTACCCCCCCCCGCAATTAACGCTTTACCGATAATCATGCTCATCCGATAACCTCCATATCCGCCTGATAGATGGTTTCCACAGCCTCGCCCAGCTGCTGCGTCAGGCTGTCTATCTCGTTGTTGGCCTCCTCCAGTGCCGTCAGCACCTCTTTTCCGTCACGATAGAACTTGCCCTCCGTGTACGTGTCGCCCATGCCCACCGGCCTGTCACCGGTGTACACGGCGGCGGGAAAGAACTGCTCGTTCCGCTTGTCCATTTCGATGATGTTTGTAACAACACCGTTTTCAACCAATGCGTATCTCACTTAATCACGCTCCTTAATCCGAAATCTTGGTGGCGTTTGCGGTGAACCATGCGTAGAACTCCGGGGAAACTACCTGATAGCGGTTCCAGAATTTTATGGTTTTTGCTGTTGCTTGTCGCCATGTGTTGTAGGTAAAACTATATGCTTCTACATAATTTGATGACAAGTCGCCTGGGTTATGCCCAAAGCACAGTTCTTTGTTGGAAGAAAGTTCTTGCACGCCCATCACGCCATAAAAACTGGAGCCAGCATAGGCAACTGTCCCGTCATAATCGAAGTTTTCTGTAAACAAGGTACTCGGCATGGTAAGAGTGTCATTAAACCTCCACGTTCCACTCAGCACGTTCTCAGTGGGGTCGTCTTGGTGCAGGCGGATACACACGATACCGCTGCCGCCAGCAGTTCCTTTACCGCCGGGGCTGGAACTACCAGAGGATGCTTTCCCGCCGCCACCGCCGCCGCCGGTATTAGCCGTAGCGTCAGTTGTGGAATTTCCATTTGCGCCGCCCCCTTCACCGCCAGCTCCCGCAGTTCCAAAGCTTCCGTATATTCCTTGACCACCGCCACCACCACCGGAATACAGTTTTCCGGTTGCTTCGCCAAACTCTCGCGTAGTGGTTCCTTGTCCTTTTCCGGGGTTTCCGGTTGTCGGGGATCCGACATTCCCACCATCCGATCCGTTTGACCCGCCATCTCCGGCGTTCGTCTGCCCGCTTGCAGCAACGCCGCCTTTACCGCCGCCAGAGCCGCCGTTAGCAACAGTTCCACCTGTAACTGTGTAACCAAACGCCGAAGTCTCCCCGCCGGAGTTGCCGCCACCGGTGCCGCCCGCGCCAATAACAACTTGGTATGCCACCCCTTTTCGCAGCAAAGCGTTTACGATAGTTCTTGTGCATCCACCGCTACCTCCGGCTCCGCCGTTGCTGGATGTTCCAATAGACACACCCCCGGCACCACCGCCAACCATGAATACATCCACATACGTATCCTTTTTCATCGTAAGGATACCGGTTTCCAAAAACTCCACTACACCGTCTGCGGTACGCTCGTTGAATGTACCGCCCGTGTAGGTGAAATCCAGCCGATTGGCAATTCCGCCTCCCCCTGCTGTCACCGCTCTGCCTGTAATTGCCATATAAACCTCCGTTCCCGACCTCCGAAACGGAGGCCGTGTTTATTCTTTGTGTAGCCTTATGCAGACGATGCCAGAGCCACCAGAGCCAGCGTGGAGCTGGCTGCCGCTGCCTCTCCCGCCTCCACCACCGCCAGTGTTTGCTTCGCCATCCCCACCATTTACTAAATAGGTGCCGCCCATACCACCGCCGCCGTCCCCGCCAGCGAGGCCAGTGTGTGTACTATCAGAACTGCCACCACTGCCGCCTCCTGCATAGAGTTTTCCGGTTGCTTCGCCAAATTCGCGGGTGGTGGTGCCTTGTCCCTTGCCGCCGATATAGGCTCCTGAACTCAAACCGTTTGAACCGTCAGACCCTCCCTTGTTTGCAGTCCCGCCGCCGCCGGAACCCCCAGCACCGCCAGCAGCTGCGTTCGTAGAGGGTTGACCGCCGTTTACAGTAGTTCCAAATGCAGTTGTTCCTCCACCAGCAAGGCCGATAGATGATGTACCCGTTCCATAAGCACTCCCGGCCCCAATAGAAATCTGATAGTTTACGCCTTTTTGCAAAAGAATTTTCGTAAGTGTTTTTGTGTAGCCGCTTCCCCCACCAGCAGCAGCGCTGCGAACATCTTTAGCCCCGTTTCCGGCACCACCGCCTCCTACCAAAAAGGCATCGATATACGTGTCCTTCGTGACTTTCAGCATCCCGGTACTCAGCAGCTCCACCACGCCGTCATCAAGGCGCTCGTTGTACGTTCCGGTGTACTCAAACTCTAATCGTTTAGCAGTACCCCCCCCCGCTATTTGCGATTTACCGATAATTACCATCGTTAAATTACCTCCTTCACGTCGTACACCGTCACCTGAACGCTCAGGTCAGCGGTGGGCTTTTTGCCCACAGCGTAGGCGGTGAATGTTCCGTTGTTGTTGGCGATGTACAGGGCGCTGGTGCCGTCGTCCAGCATCTGCTGTATCGCCGTTGCGTCTGCCTGAATGTCCGCCTGACTGGTGGCCGTTCCGCCAGTGATGGTCACGCCCTGGGTGTAGGGGCTTGCGCTCCCTGTCCAGCTTGCCGCCGCCAGCGTCAGCGATAGCTTCTTGTCCGTTGCCTTGCCCGCCACGGCGTTGATGGCCTGAGAGGGCGTGGCCGTTGCCGGGTCAAGCCCAAGCGTTTCCGCCACCTCGTCCGTCAGCAGTGTGGACTTGTTCAGCGGTGTGCCCTCCGTGGTGGGGTTGTCCTGCCGGGTCATGTCGTACACGTTGTCCTGCCCGGAAACAGGCGTGAGCTTGACGCGGCCAGGATAAAGGGAAATTCTGTCCTGCATATCTGCTCCTTTCCAAAAAAGATGGAGCCGACTACGTTCCCATAGTCGGCTCCTATTGCCCTTTCCCGTGCCCCGATTGGCCGGGAGTAACGTTTATTATTTGATTTCGTTGGAGTACAAGTCTCCCGAGTAAAACCACGACTTGGCTATGTTCTGCACAAGCTTGTCTACCAGTATAAGGATACTTTCAATGTCGTTGGCCTTTCGATAGTCCAGCGGCATTGTCGGCACCTCCGGGGCATCGGCTGGCACAGGCAGCGCACTGCGTATTTCTGCGATGTCCGCGAGGTACTGGTCAATGTCCGCCTGCGTGGGAATGTCCGTTTCCGTCCACCCTTGCTTTGCCGTTACCGTCACGCTGTAACCGTTTGCTTCCAATTCCTCCGCCACATACAGCACAGCTCCCGCAACGCGGTTCAGGTCAGTGTAGTTGTACGACCCCTTGTTGTCGCTTAGAAGAAGCACGTCCGCCGGGGTGCCGCTCCCAGCCTCTATTCGACTGAGCGCGGCTATAACCCCGTCTACGTCCGCTTGCGTCCTGTCCGTAATAAGGGACAGCATACCGTAGTTAAGGGTAAACTGGTAACTGGCGCTTGTGCCTGCCGCGTTAATAGCCGTCAAAGATACGGCGTACTTTTCATCCGAAGCACGGTCTACCGTGGCTTTCCACGCTTCGCCGTCCAGCGTCCACACGTAATCCTTTCCGTTAACCGAACCGGACACGTAGACGATGGCAGCGGGGAGGGATACGCGAATATCTCTGCTCAAGCTATCACCTCTCACTCAATGGTAACACTAATGACCATCGTCTTTCCGGTGTCGACCGGGTTCGGCGTAATGGTCGCCGCCGTGATCTTCGGCACAGAAGTGTCCAGCGTGACCGTACGGATGACGGAGCTTTCCTTCCCTGCCGCGTCTTTTGCCTTGACGACAATGGTGTTGCTGCCCTTTTTCAGCGTAACCACCTTGGAGAAGGTGCCGCCGGTGCCCACATTAACCGTTCCCTGATCCGTTCCGTTCAGGGAGATGGTAATGACCACAGGAGAGGACGTTGCATCGTTGGTAGTACCGGCCACAGTGACAGAAGAAGCCGCCGTAATAAGGCCGTCCGCAGGAGATGTTACGTTCAGCGTCGGAGGAACAGTGTCCACGGTGTAGGTCGTGGACTTTTCCGCAGCCGCGTTGCCGTCGTGGTCTTTGCAGTTGATGGTCACGGTGTGGCTGCCGTCGCTCAGTGCAGCAGACGGCGTGTAGGTCACGCTGTAGCCATTGGTAATAGCCGTGTGCTTGATGTTCGCCGCCGCTACAGCCGTGCCGTCCTGCTTGACTACCAAGGTGCTGATGTCCACGCCGGAACCGCCGGTTTCATCCGTGATGTTGAATACCACCGGCTGTTTGCTGTTTGCCACATACGCGCCAGACGTGGGGGACACGATGGCAATGACCGGTGCCACAGTCTCCTTTACCACCAGCTTCAGGCCGTCTACGGTAGATGCGTCCGCGCTGCCCTTTGTGCCCGCTTCGTTTGTTGCTTCGACGGATACGTTGTAGTAGCCGCCTGCCAGATTGTACGATGTTTTCCCCGGAGCGGTAATGGTCGCTTCCCATTTGCCGCTGGCGGAGTTCAGTGTCAGGTCGTATGTCTGGCCGTTGATCGTCGCTTTTACTGTCTTGATTGCCATTTATACCTCCCCGGCGTAAATATCGCCGCAAAAGAAATGATATGGTTGTGGTACACGCGGGTACGGCGTATGGGGGCTTTCGCCTGCGTATAGATCTCCGCTATAGTAGTAGCTGGGATACACGATGACGGTTTCCTCTATTACCGTTACCTGTAGTCTTACCTTGCTATTGATGGTCGCCGGGTTCGGCAGCAGTACAGCCGCCGCTATCTTCGGCACCTGTGCTGTATATTCCGCCATCGGTTACACCTCCCCGGAGAACAGGTCGTTGCTGTAGTAGAAGTACGGGCTGATGATCCACGCGCCTGTGACTTCCGCATTGTACACTACCGTGTTGGACAGTTTTATTTCCATCTTGTGAAGATTGCCTGTGGTCAGCAGGCCCCACGGCGTGTAAATGCTTACGCAGTCGCCCAGCTTCTCGCCACCGTATACCACGGTCGCCGTGTTCGTGTCACGCAGCGAATAATACTTGTACAGCCGGTCCGCCACCGCCTGTCCAATCTCATCAGATACAAGAGTTGCCGCCGTGACTTCCTTTACGTTCTCCCGGTCGGATGCGGTCACGTTGGGGTTGATGGCACTGTACACCGTCCGGGTGTCTTTGTACTTGACCCCATTGATGGTCACGTTGCCGTTGCTGGCTTCTACATAGCTATGCGCCGTCACGTTTACCTTTGTGACCACCGCGCCGGTTGCAACGGAAGATCCGACGAACGTCCGCCCGCGTGGAATAAGAATAGGCTTTGTGGGCTGGTTGAATACCCGAAGCTTGTTCCCGCCGTCTGTTGCCAGACAGACGCCCCATGCAAATATGATTTGCTGAATGGCGCTGCGGTTGGTGCCCTTAACAATAACGCCTGTTAGTGTTGTGTCCTCCACATCGCTCTCATACTCCACCTCAAAGGGCTTTGCAAGCGTTTCTAAGAGCGTTTTTGCACTCACTCCATCAAGGTATGCACCTCCGCTGAACGGCGTGTATTCAAGCACTCCAAGCGCGTCCTGGCACTCTATCACATACACGTTTGCGGACGTGCGTGACGAGTTGTTAATGTAGTATGTCCCCAGATGCCGGTTGTCGTTCCACACCTCCACCGGCTGTTTCAGCTGGAACAGGTAATCCACATCTTTCAGGCTGTCAAGCGTCCAGTTTAGCGTGGACACCGGCAGCTCTACGGCGGCTTCGTTCGCCTGGTTTACGATGGATGCGTTGCGTATTTCGTTCATCCCGAATTTACGCACCACGCCCAGCACGATCTCATTAACACGCGCCCGCCGATGGGGGACTACTGTCTTTTTCAGCGTGACCTCCACCTTGTCAAAGCTCTCTACCCTGCAATCGCAAAAGTACACCGCGTTGTCAGGCTGGAACGACTGCGCCCGCCGCAGCACCGCGCCCTGATACCACGAGATTTCTACCTCGCTGCAATACTCTCCTGTGTCCTCGTCAAAGGTCAGTTGGATGCCCATGCTGGAATACTGCTGTGTAAACGTCATGGTGATTTTGGGCGGGTTGGTAAACTCTCCGCTGTCCCCGGAAACCTCCGTTGACCAAAAGCCTACCTTGTCCTCCTCGTACACGCCATCAAATGTGCCGTCCAGCACCCAGCGGCTCCGTTCCAGCGTGATAAGCTTCCCTGGCACCGCGCCGTGCGGGATTTGGGTGAGGTCTCCTGTGCCGCCGGTGGCGACCACAGTTGCGTCATCCGCCGCACCGGGGGCTATGTCCTTGTACAGAATAGTCGTTTTCGACATAGGCCACCTCTCAGGGGCGGAGCTGCGCGTCCATCGGGACGAAGTTCACCTCGATCTCGCCCCAATAGTTCACGCCCCCATCGCCCTTCTCCAAGTCCTGAGACGCGCTGGTGTAATACGCTTCATAAGCAATGGTGGTCTGGCCGTCTGCCGCTTCCAGCATAACGGAGTCATCCACGCTGTGTTTGTACAGGTAGTCCCAGAAATCGTCCAGTCCCTTGTAGTTGTCGCCGCGCCGAAAAACCGTCAGCTTGTGGCCAAGGTATGTCCCGATGATGTCACGCACCATGCGGCCCGTCATTACGCGCCCTGCGTTTTCGCCGTCCAGCACGTTAAAGTTTCGGTTGTACTTTGAAATGGCCACGTCAGCGTCAAAGGAAATGCCGTTCAGTTTGATGTAGTTCATCCCTGCACCTCCGACAGATTTACGCCGATGCGCGTACCCTCCGCCTTGTTCAGCCGGTACACGACCTTGCCCAGCACGTCCTTATCCAGCACCAACACGGCTTCATTGCTGCCGCCATACCCGCTTTCAGCAAGTGCCTGTTTGAACGCCTGCACCATCGTAGCCAGAGGTGTCTCAATGTTCGTCCCGGACTTCTGATCGCCCAGCACCGCCATAAACTCCCGGTTCGGAGGAATAACTGCGCCGGTAGCAAGTTTTGGAATAGGCAGCTTCGCAACATTTACGCGTGACACGCTGCCATAATGCTTACCTGTCAGATCCGACAAACTATTTGCTGCGGCAACAAGCCTATTTAACCCATCAATGACGTTGTTGATGCCGCGCTGGAACGACTCAATAATGTAATTCCACTGGATTACAAAGTTTCGGTTTGTCAGGCTCCAGTGTGCCAGCCACGCCTTGTTAAACTCCGCGCTGAATTTAGAAAACCCTGTCATGAAGTTTTCTTCCCATGCCAGAAATTCTGCGTCAATGTTATCAAGTACGAGTTGGAATTGCTCCAGCACAAGCCCCTGATTTTCATTGATACCGTTTGCAAGGCCCTGCATCATGTAGTCGCCCATCTGCGTCGTTTCCGTCGATGGGGAATGAATACCCAGCACATCTTTTACTTTGCCGATTACATTGTGTCCCCATTCCGCAATCTTTTCTTTTGCTTTCAGTAGCCCACCGATCACGGTATTACTAAACCACGCTTTGATGTCTTCCCAAACGCCCTTGAGTTTGTCAAGCAGGAAATTCCAGTTTGGCGCAATTGCCGCAGCAAGGCCAACAGCGCCAACTGCAATCAGGCCAAGACCAAGAGGCACACCGGCTCCGGTAAACAAAAGGACAACACCGAGAACAAGCAGTGCTGCGCTGATCTTACCGATAACCTCCCCAAGCGGCCCTTGCAGCGCTTCTACAATACTTTCCCAATTTGGAACAATGGCCGCCGCAAGTCCTGCTGCTCCCACAAGAATAAGTCCAAGACCAAGCGCAATCCCCGCGCCAGTAAACAAAAGGATCGCGCCAAGTGCCAACAATGCCGTGCTTGCAACTGCAACGATTTGTCCAACTTCTCCTTGCAGCGCTTCCTTTATCACGCCCCAATTTGCGGCTATAGTTGCCGCAAGACCAACCGCTCCGAGTACAAGAAGGCCAAGGCCAAGAGGAACATTTACGCCTCCGAACACAAATATCGCGCCTAATGCCAGCAAAGCAACGCTTACAATTGCAACGATACCGGCAAGTTCACCCTGTAGCGCTTCCTTTATTGCGCCCCAGTTTTCGCTTACTGCGCTGTAAATAGTCAGCGCGCCAATTGCCATAAGTGCGATGCCCAGCGGTATATTTATTCCGGAGAATGTAAGTATAGCGCCCAAAGCCAGCAAGCCAGCGCCCACAAACAGGGATGTGACCGCGCTGATTTGGTCTTTCATGGAAGACACAAAGTTTGGGGCACCCGCGCCGCCTCCGCCGCTGGAAGTATCCACGGAAAGTTTGTTGATTTCATCAAAGCTTGCCAAAGACTTACTTGCTTTTTTTGCCGCCCCGCCAACGCCGCTAAGTGCTTTTTGCTGGTTATATAGATTTTCAGCAGCTCTGCCCGCTTCATCCGCCGTTGTCCCAAAAATCATAGCCACCAGTTTGGACAGAGCATTTACTACCTGTGTAATAACGTTGACAAGAACAATAAACGCGGGGATAAGCACATTCAGTATTGGTTGCGCAAGAGTGCGTAAAGCGCCTTTTAGTCTGCCAACCGCCGCCATAGCTTCATCGTTGGTTTGTATGGCCTCCCACATGTAGTCTTTCAAAGACCGCAGCGCCCGCGTGATAAGTGAAAACACCAGCACGCGACGAGCAAGCGTTTTTACTCTATCAGAAAACTTTTTCAGCCTCTTGTCTGCTTCTTCCGCAGCGGCAGAAAACCCGGTAGTTTTTTCTTTTGCTGCTGCTATTTGCGTTGCCAATTGCCCGGCTTTTTCTTTTTCACGGTCTATTGCACGCTCAGCTTCCGCAATTCTGTCGTTTTGCGTGTCCAATTTTTTGTTTACGTCTTTCCATTCTCCGCGAAGACTTTTAACAAGCTCAGTTTGCCTTTCGATGTGAAAGCTTGTAAAAAATTCATCCCCGCTTTTCATGTGCGCAAGCTTTTCTTGTTCTTTTTCCAAACTGTCCGCCAAATCTGCGGCTCTGTTTGCAAGAAAATCCCGGTTGCTTTTTTTGCTATTAAGCTTTTCCTGTAATGCGTCGATTTTTTTGGTCAACGCATTAAGTTCTTTCTGTGCCTGTTTATCGTCGATGTCGGCCCTGATAATAACGGAGCCGTCTGCGTTTGCCATTTGCACCACCTACTTTCAAATTGCGAATGGACATTTCGCATAAAATGTGTTATGGTTGCGGTAAAGGAGGGACAGCTATGGAAAAGATTAAACGCATAGCAATATTTATCGGTACATGGGTTGCCGCTACCTGTGTAGTTCTTATCTTGGGAGTAATTCTTGCTCCTACTTCGCCAGAGGGGGATAAAATTCTTGGTGGCGGATTTACTGCAGCCGTTTTTATTATCCCTGTCATTATTGCTATTCTTGTTGTCAACAAAGATAAGATAAAAGCAAAGCTGCCTGAAAAGAAACCAACCGCTCTTAACCTCTCTGATACAGCAGAGCGAACAAAAGAATTTGTACCGCCCGCTTCTGCCGCAAAACAACAGCAACTCGCGGACAAGTTGGTTTCTGACATGCGCACTACTCTTTCTTTTTGCGAAGATGCCCCTTCGCTCAATTTATTTGTACATTGGTACGACCAAGCAATTGCCGATTTGGTCAAAATGGTTTCTTTGGTTAAAGCCAATTTTAACTTTGACCCAACGTATAGGCTTAAAACTTTACGCGACGAATACCAACTCCATTTGTGTGATGCCATAGTTCGAATCAAAGAGGAAACTTTGTCTGAAATAGACGGAAAGTATAAAAACAGCCGCGAATTTCAAGAAAAAGCCCTTACTGAATTTTGCGATGATATTGGGTTTGTTCGTTCGCGTTTTTCTCCCGGCACCGCCGATGTGGCAGATAAAGCTATTTCTGATATAGAAAAGCATCTTGGCATTAACCAGCACCCGGAAGAAACTTCTGCCCATTTATCGTTGTGGGACAACATTGATTTTATGGACGGTCATCGCTTTGAATACTGGTGTGCGGATGTCCTCCGCAAAATCGGATTTTGTAACGTAGAGGTAACACGCGGCAGCGGCGACCAGGGCGTTGACGTTCTTGCGGAAAAAGATGGGGTCAAATATGCCATCCAGTGCAAGTGCTATACTTCCGATTTGGGTAACAAGCCGGTACAAGAAGTCAACACTGGAAAGACCATTTACCGCTGTCAAGTTGGCGTTGTTATGACAAACCGTTACTTTACGCAAGGGGCAAAAGACGCTGCTGAAGCAACCGGCATTTTGCTGTGGGATCGTGACGTCGTGCAAAAGATGGCAAAACTGGCGAATATGGCTTGACCTTTACCGCCCTCTGTAGAGGGCGGTTTTTATATCCATCTACTGATGACCGCCTCGTCTTGCTCCGTATATTGCTTCTGGAAATCTATCAAATGCCGGTTTTTTCTATAAAACTCCTGCTCTGATTTATCCAGCTTTTCACCCTTTGACTTCTTTCGCCGTATATTGACCACTTGTGCAAACATACAATCGCCAATTTCCGTGTACGCCGTGTTCCACGTCCACCAATGAAGATAGCGCATCGCGCGGACTTCTTCCCCCAGCACTTTGTTTACAGGAGCTACAATCAATGGGAAATCCTGCTGCCAATCCATAAGCTTTACGGTTCGCTTTTCTTCTTTGTAGGGCTCCCCGCAATTTATAAACCAAATGCATTTCTGGATAGCTTCCTCATAGTCTCGCTCCGGCATGTTATCAAAGTCTGGGTAAAAAATATCCAACATCGCTTCTGCCTTGTCGGCTTCCGTAAAATCTTTGTCAGAAATGGCTTCTATGATGGTCAGAATATCTCGGTAATCGCTCCGTATTTCATATTCCGTTCCGTTGACTTCCACGGACACCGGCAAATCATATCTCATTTGTGGTACTTCTTTGTGTACTTACTGATGCGCGGATTGGTAGCTTTCTGTTCGCGGGAGAAAGTAGTGTCTACTTCGTCCATTACGGCAAGCATCAGGTTAGCCCACACAGGCAGACCGTCCGCCAGCGCGTATAGGTTCATTTCGCCAAACAAAGCGCTGCAAATGTCAACGTGGAATACTTCATTGATGATCTCGCGCATTTCGTCATCCATCTTGCGTGCTGTATCAAAAATGTCGCGTTTATTGGCCGTCTTTTCTACTTCCGCTTTGTAAGTTTCCTGCTTTTTGTCCAGCGTATCAAAAGCGTTAAAAAGCTTTTCCACAAACCCGCTGTCCGTGGGGTTAAAAGAAAACTCACACGTCTTGCCATCGGTTGTTTCAAATACTTTTTTTACGACGCCAGAATTGATGATAATAGTGTCTGCCATTTTTATCCTCCATGTGAGGGCGGGGAATGTCCCCCGCCCTCTCTGTTATTTAGGCCGCAGTAAACTCAATAGCGCCGCTGCTACCTTTCTTCACAGTGCCCACAGTGCGGGTGCCGCCGTAGGTGATTTCGCTGGTGATATTCAGGGTGCCGCCGCCCTCGCCGCCGATGCCGGTGACGGCAATAGCGCAAGCGTCGTAGCGCTCCGCAAACATCGCCTCGCCGCTGGTGGCGTAGAAGTGGCCGATCATCATGTCCTGATTTGCCAGCGCCTGGGCATCCTGGTCTTTGACAGCCAGGTTCCACATCTTCACCGCCGCAGCATCGCCCGCATCCAAGGGGATGGGATCAAATGTCTGCGTGATGGTGGGCTTTTTCATGGTCGTAAAGGTGTGGCCCAGAATGTCCTGCTTGGTGTCGGTGCTCCAGTCCATTTCCTCGCTGCTGTCCTCAACGCGCTTACCGATAGCGCTCCACACAGGCGCGGATGCGCTGCCGGTGTTCAGGTACGCAATAAGCAGTTCGCGGTCAATGGTCTGGCCCTCCGTGGTGTTGAATTGCAAATCTGCCATTATACATTCACCTCGTAATTCAGTTTCATAAGGATTTGGTGATCTTCGTCCCCGTTTTCATACATGGCAAACAGGGAAGATCGTGTGGTCGACTCCATGCTGATAACACGTTTGTCATCGCCAATTTCGGGCTTCTGACCATTTGCCCAATCCCCGATAGCGTTCAACAGTTCGTCAGCCTTGAGCCGTTTGTCGTTGCTATTCCCCGGCTTCACTCGGTAGATTATCTTGAACTGATACTCCGCCACATAGCCGCCGGTGATATACTTCCGCACGATGTACGCCGCCTGAATGGTCGACATCGCCATAGAGGAAGTGTCGGCGGGAAGAAACTCAAAGCGAATAAGGTCGACCGGCAGCTCCGGGTATGTGTTCAGCCACACAAGCAGCTTGCGCGATACCTGATCCTCTTCCGCCGCTGACACGGCCTTTTTAATCTTTTCCAAATTTCTTCACCGCCTTATCTGCCACCCGCACCCACTCCTCCATGTTCTGCGCTTTGGAAGCGTCAAACCAGTGCGCCTGTGCCTGCGGATGCATTGTTGTGTTAAATACAAGATTTCGGTCTGTGACCACCTTGTGCCCGCCCTTTGGGGCGTATGTGCTGCCGGTCGCCGGGTCTACCATCACCTTACCGTAGTACAGGAAACGGGCGTATGGGCCGGGATAAATGACCTCGTTACCGACCACCCGCGTTCTCTGCGTCAGAGAACCTGTAAGCGCAGGCACAAAGGGGATGGTATCTTTCATCACCTGTTGCGCTAAAACGCTTTCAGCACGGCCACAGGCCCTTGCAAGCTGCCGCTTTACCTCGTCCATGCCGGACATGTCAACAGAGAACTTGAGCGACATCTTATGCCCCTCCGACTTCAAAGTGTCTCATGCCCACGCTGCCAAAATCTTTCTCGTCCACTTTGGTCACGTTGTAGCAGCCGTCCTGTGCCATAGCCACATCCTCTTTGTCTGTGACAAACTCGCCTTTCACAAAGAACGTCAGCCCGCCGTTACCGTTGACCGACAGCGTCCACAGCCCGGACTTGTCCGCCGCCGCAAGAAACGCCTGTGGGGGCGCGTAAGTTTTGGCCTTGCCTGTCGTGCCGTCCACCGCTTCCGCGGAAAACGGAATGTACAGGTTTACCGCGTCCGCGCTCTCAAGTCCGCTTTCACGCACGTTGACCGCCTTGCTGGCTTGCAGCATAACGCCGCGCAGGATGGTCACATACAGCTTTGTAGTTTCCTCAAAGGTCGCCGGGTCAGTCTCCTGCACGGCGTTGTAGACCGTTATAGTGTGGGGCGCGTACAACCACAGCACCCCCCTCCCCGATACAGCAGACCGGTATGTGCCAAATACTCATTACAGGTCGCCGCCAGCAGTTTCTTTACACCGTCCGTTGCACTTAGTGCAGACGCGGCAGCTTCACCGCCGCTGGCCAGCGTCCGGGAATACCCGCCTACCGTTTCGCTTTTCACGTCATCGCCGGTCGCCGCGTTCGTCAGTTTGGTTGCGGCAAGCTGCTGCGCGGCTTCGATCAGCTGATACTTGTCCACAAGTGCACAGCAGCACATTTTTACCGCGTCCATATCAGCGTTATCTTTTGCCCGGTTCTGCGTGTAGTAATCGAGGAAGGAGCTGGCTCGTACAGCCAGACGCGGAAAATCCTCCTCGCTCACGGTGCCCAAATAGGTCCCGGAGTAATAGTCGTAATCAGCGTATGTCATGTGAGTCAGCTCCTTCCAAAACTGCGAGAATTTCAGCCTTTTTCATCGAACTGCTGACCCCTTCCACCCCGTTTTCATCGGCATACTTAAGCATTTGTGCTTTTGTCATGTCGGTGAAAACGGTGATGTCAGGGTCAGGCTTATTCAGCAGTTCAGTTAGCCCCCCACCGCCGGAGTGATGGAGCCGACCACCACACCGTCGATACGCTCAGCGAAAAGAGCCATGCCGTTGATAACGGTGTCAGATGCGGTCATGTTGGTGTAATCGGGCTCCTCATGGATACCGATATAGCCGGTGGCATCGGTGGTGAAATCGAACACCTCGCCAAGATCAGCGCCGTTCACAGGAATGTAGTACAGGACAATGTTGTCCTTGGCGGTGGCGTAAATCTTGCCCTTGGGAACGCTGGAATTGAGAATCACGGTGCCAAGGCCGAGGAAGTTCTCAACGTAAGTCATTCCGAACGCGGTCTGCAAGGTAATGTTTGCGCTTGCGAGGTAGTCAGCAACATCCAGCGGGTTCAGGAAATACACCGCACCGATTTCGTCATCTTCAAACAGCACCTGCAGCTGGCCCCATGCCTGAGCCAAGGTCGCCTGGAAGGTCGCGCCGGACGCCGTGCCCGTGCCAGTTGCGAGGAAGTCGAAAAAGTCTTTACGAATACCCTTCTGGACGTCCTTGAGCATTTCGTCGGTGGTCATTTCTACCGCCTGATCGTAGCCGCGATCGGTGATTGCTTCGGCGGAGGTGGCCTTGCGCCACTTCTTGAGCGTAATCTCCTTGTAGTTCACGGCTTCGGTCTTGTACTTGCTGAGGGGAATGGTCTCACCCTCAGCAACAGCGCCGCTCTCCAGCGTGCCAGTGGCCTTGTAGCTCTTGAGCACAGTGCCCGCCTGCTTGGAAATCTTTCGGGTAACGCCCAGAGCCTCCATCAGCTTCTTGATGGAATAGCCAAACATTTCGGTAAATTCGATTTCGCGCACACGCGCGAGGTCAGCTTTCTTAATGAGCTTAGGATCAGCAGCCATTTTTATTCTTCCTTTCTAAACAAATCCATATTTGCGGCGATTGCAGCGCGCCGCTCCGCTCTGTCAGTGATTTGCATGATCTCGTCCTTTGTCATCGGCTTCCCGCCACCGTTAAAGCGCGCACCAGTGTCGACGCGAACGGTCTGCTTGGAGACAAGCCCCTTGTAAGTGCCGTCTACGAGTGCATCAAGAGACTTGGTGTCCTTGATTTTTTCCCCGTCCAGCTCCAATGCGGCCATTTCCTCGCCGCAGCCTCGCATAGCAAGGTCGAGATTCGCGCCGGTGATGTTTTTGCTCTCAAAGTAAGCACGGACAGCCTTTTCCTTTGCCGCCTTGCTTTCCTTTTCTGTGATGTCGGTCTTAAAGGCTTCAAAAGCCGAGTGTTCCTTCTCGTACTTCTCCTTATAACCGCCGTCACCTGCCGCCTTGAGGTCGTCCAACTGCTTCTGGACGCTTGGCAGCTTCTCCGCGTCCGCCTTGTACTTCGTGAGATCGTCCTTGAGGGGGTCGACCACGCCCAGATGCAGCGCAACCAAGCGATTTTCGATCTCTTCTGTGCAAGCGTCGCCGAGAATATTTCTGATTTCCGCTCTCGTAAATTTCGCCATTTTATTCGTTCTCCTTTTCTTTGGCCCCAATTCTTCGGGGGCGAACGTTGTATAAAAACCGCTGTGCTTCGCGGGTTTTACTTAAAACAAAAGAGCCAACCACCGAGGAAAACTCGGTAGTTGGCTCCTATTGCCCTTCCCGGTGCCCGATTACACCGAGGATTGATATTTGATTTTCTTTTGGACTTCCAGAACAATAACGCCATCACCCTTTCGCCGCACTTCGGCGTTGTTCCCACGCTTCAAGATGGCTTCGATAGCCTGTACCATTTCATCTCGGCTCATCTTTCACCGCCTTTGTATCAACTTCGATCAATACCCCCGGTGCCGTGTAAAATCTTGCCGTATCTTCGCCGATTGCGCAAGTAACAATACCGCTTTCATTTTTCATAATTGCGCCATTTACCCATTTGGGAATACCCCAAATTTTTCTCAATGTTCCAACAGGTATTAAATCGGGATTTACCACAGTAAATACTTCTATGTGGGAAAACGGAATGTGTTTATCCAGCTCTTTGATATAAGCACTACTCATACAGCACCTTCATCCTTTCCCGCTGCTCCGGCAGCCCCGCCGCCTTGCTGAACGCCTTGTACTTGGCGTTCAGGCGGCGCAGTTTGATATTCACTGCCTGTTCTTCGTCTGTCAGCCCTGCGGCGTTGTACGCTGTTTTCTCACGCTTGAGCTTGCGTATGGTGCGCTCCACCTTGCGCTGCTCCTGCGTGGCTTCGTATGCCGTATAGGTCTTGCCATCAAACGTACAGCCAAGTCCATCATCAATGTGGGAAAGCTGCTCATCGGTGTAGGTGCGCTCACTTACGCCCTCAACCCAAACGTTGCGGCGGTGACGGCAGTTGACTCCTTCCAGCCCATCCACAGCCCCCAGCCCGCACACCTCGTAGATATTCGGGTAGATGTCGCCGCTGCGGGTGGAATACACTTTGCCTTGCCACTCCTTGTGCGATGCCCACGGCGACCGCCCTGGTACATCACGCGCCCCGGCGTGGGCAGACACTTCATAATACGGCGTTTCCAGATATTCCGCCGCTTGCTCCGTGTACTTACCGCACAACTGCGATACACCTGTCATTACTGCACGGCGGGCAGCTACGTCTACATGGTCACGGTGTCCGCTCTCATAGTCAATCACGCGCAGGCCACCGCTTGCAAGCTGCCTAACTGCGTCTTTGATGGCTTGCCCATAAGAGATAGCCCCGCTTTCTACTTTCAACGTAGCCGCGTCTAACGCCCACTGGTAAGCCTTTGCCGGGGGGAGCATTGTGCGCCCCGCGTCTACCAAAAAGCCCATTGATGCGGTGATGTTGCGGAACACGTCCTGCGTCTGCCGTCTGATTGCGTCAATGGTGGTCGCATTCACCAGCACGTCAGGCTGTGTTACACGGGCAAGGTCTATGACCTCGGTGTAATACTTTTGGTTGCGCTTCACCACATCGTCTATCAGCTCATTCAGCTTTTTTTCGCTGATGCCGGTGGTCTGGCGTATGGCCTTTTCAATCTCTTTCAGATCGATGCCATGTGCCCGCAGCGCCTTGATGTCCTGCACCGTAATTTCGTTCAGCTCATCCCGCAGCTTGAGCCGGGAGCATATCTCCATCAGAAGTGCGTCCTCAAGACCACGGTACAGCTCTGCCAGTTCTTCCGGCATGGCATCCAGCAGTTCAGGGGGGAATGGATACTTGCTCATCTTACATGGCCCAAAACTACCCAATTAGGGTTTTCATCTGTGCCAATGTTTACCCAAAAAGTACCGGGGTTTTCTCCATAGCCCATTACTCCACCTCCTGTTGCTGCTCCGTGGTCATGTCCTGCATCTTTGGTAGCGCCGCCTTTGCGGTCGCCTCGTCCTCGTTCATCCACTTCATGCGGAACTCCCAGTCATTCATGATGCCAGCGCTGAGAAGCTGCATATCGCGGGAAAAGTCGGTCTGCTTGTCCTCAATGATGCTGTCATCAAAGTCAATGGAGATTTCGACTTCCTCATCAAGTCCGGCGTCCATGTAGCGATTGCCCAAGCGAAGTAGGATGCGACACAGCTCCGTGATCGCTTGCTCGAGCAGAATTTCATGCTTCTTGATTGTGCGGAACATGGTGCTGTTTTCGCTAATGACCTGTGTAGCCGTGGCAATGCTTGTCTGATCGAATTTGTAATGATTCTCGCCAAAGCCGCATTTGCTCGACAATACGTTGAGCATATCTTGCATACCGGTGTTAAACTCTGCTGTGCGCAGCGTCATATCGACCTGCTGCAAAATGTTTCCATCAGATGCGCGATCTTCCGGTAGAACGTAGTAAACCGTTTCGCGCTTATCAAAGACTGGCCTACCATTGATGTCCTTGGTTGCTTCCGGCTGTACCACGATGCGCTTTTTTCCCAGCACAAACTCATTCACATAACTATCGTATGTAATATCAACGCTTTTGAGCTGGTCGATGGCGGAAGCGAACACTGCAACGCCCATAGGGTTATCTTCATCAGAGTTCGCAATGTTCAGGCGGTCAATGACAAACTGCGGCTTGGCGCTTCCTGTGTGGACAACAGGGGGGATTGCTTCAAAGGCCCGCACACTTGTTAGCGGCACTTCCTCCGCGTCGTACAGGTGGTTTTCAATGTCGTATTCGCCGCCGTTCAGCCGATGCACCTGAATGTAGGTGTATTCCGCATCATCAACTCGTTTTGTCCATGCGAAAGCGCACTCACGAATAATGCCATTGTCCCACGTCAGCGGGTAGATGTTTGCAGCGGTTACATAGTTGATATGAATTCTTCCGGGGTTAGCGATCTCTGCTGTATCAGGGTCAACGCTCATATCCTCCATGATTGGAACATAAGCAACGGTACCAACCGCGGATTTCCGCTCCTGCAATTCATTGGATTTTACTTCCCAGTTATTATCAGCAAGAACCGCATCTACAAATTCCTGCTCCTTCTTGCCCTCAAGCGTGATATTCACGCGCTCATTCATCAGCAGGTTTGCCCAGTCCTCGCAGACTTTCTTGCCCATGTTGACGGAATACCTATGGCATTCCAGTTCTTCGATGCCATTCCACACCGTATAACTGTGGAAGTCTTTTACATCGCCGTCATACCATGATTTCCATACATCAATCAGCGAGTAAAACTTACTATCGACCGTATCAAAGCCTAATTCCTTTAATGCTCTGCGAATATTCACTCTTTCACCGTCCCATCATATGACCGGCACGTTCCAGGTCTTTGTAATAAGGCTCTATGCTGTATTCAAATGCGTCCAAACTATCAATATCGGACGTTCCATCGTCAAGGCGCTCGTCCTCAAACTTATCAGGATCATAAATCGCAGTTTGCAGCGCATCGATCAGATGGGGGCAGTTGCGCGAAACCTTAAAACGCCCCTGCTTCATCAGCAGCACCACGAGCCTGATCCTATCTGTGATTTGCAGTTTCATTGCGTTCTTTACCTGCGTCCCGAGGTGCATTTTCTGCGCGGTATGATCTAACCCGCGAATCAGCACCGTTTCCGCGCTGTCTGCCCGCGTCTGGCTATATCCGTACTTTGCCGTAACCATTTGGCAGAACGTAGCAAAGCGCCGATTCAGCGCGTCAGGGTCAATCTCTTCGGTTTTGATGTATTCTTCTTCCAGCGCGACCACACGATAATCTTTTGTAATTCCGGTCGCCTGAAACTTCGTTGCGGATTTCGTGCCGCCAAAGTCAACGCCAATGGAAATAACAGAGAATTTCGTCTCCTGTTCCTCTGCCCATTTTAAAGGATCATCGATCAAATACTTTTCGGTGTCGTTTGCAAAATCCTTGTAGACAACGCCCTCCGCCGCTACCCACAAACCGCGCACATATCGATCATAAAAGATACCGGCGTACATATTCGCGTAACGCTCGAGCGTTCTTGCACTCAAGCCGGGGTTGTCAGTCATTTCGAAGTGGAGATATAGCGTGTTCCGTTCGCGGTGTCGCTTAATCCACTCCTGATAAAACCAGTGATGCGGACTGCCGGGGTTACAGGAGAACCACAGCTTTGCCCCGTCCACAGAGCAGCGTGCAAGCGCCTGTTCCACAAACGAGCGCGGCATCAGCACCACTTCGTCCAGCAACACACCCGCCAGCGTGCGGCCTTGAATCAACGTATAGCTTGCCTCATCCTTGCCGCCGAACACCTCAAAATAATTCGTCACGGCGCCGCGCCGCACTTCCATTACCTTGTCGCCACGCCGCCAACGAATGATATAGCGCTCTTTGGCAAAACTCATCGCCATAAACGGCACGATGATGTTCTTTGTGCAGCTATCCACCGTACGCCCACACACGCCGAAACGCTGACCGCTGAAATTCTCCATCGCCCAGCGGACAAACGCCCACATCATGATGGAGGTTTTTCCGGAACGCACAGCGCCGTCGCAGATTAGCGCATCATAGCTGGAATATGGGAAAGCAAGGATTTTCTTTTGTTTTTGGCTAATCATTTTCGTCAGAACAAATCCTTACAATCGCCGCAACTTGGTTAAAGTCCAGATAAATAGGTTTATTTTCTGCAATTCCGCTTATGTCATAAGATGTTACTTCTCCAAGTGCGGTTTTCTCAAGTGCGAATTTATCGCATTTAATCGTAAATTCTGCACCGCATTTAAAGATTACCCTAATTGACATTTTACTCATCGCTCTCAAGCTCCTTTGCCATTTCCTTTAGGCTCTGACTAAGTGAGTCTTCCCTCACCGTGTCGGCAGGACTCCCGCCGATCATCGCCCACTTGTCGATCAGCGTTCCCATCGCCGTTGTGATTTGGCTGAGATTTGCCACTGCCAGTTTCTCCGGGTCGTTGAGCATTTCAAGCCCCTTGCCGATGAACGAGCACACAAGGTCTTTGTGGTCGTTCATGTATTCCATCACATCGGCGGTGTTCTCTTCTTTTTTTTGTTCGCACTTTTCCACAATGTCGGCATTCGCCCGCACAAGGTTCTTAACGGTCGTTGCGGACACGCCGTTGATTTTCGCTGTGGCGCAAAAGTTGTTCGTCTGCACATAGTCCGCCAGTATTTTCTTTTTCTGCCGGTCTGTCAACCTTGCAGCCACTGTCACCACCTCGCTTTGTCTGACGCACCGGCCTCCCACCACTGGCCTTTGTCGTTGGCACGTCTGTACCCGGCTTTCGCCTCACCTGAATATAACGTCTTCCCTGGGACACATTGCCAAGAGGTGCGGGAAGTCCTGTCTACTGACACACTTTCAGGGCGGCGCTATGCCATTGCTCAACGGTAGTGTCCACCGCTTTTGGCACGGACAGTTGGGAATTGAACCCACCACACACGGTTTTGGAGACCGCGTCGCCACCTTGGTACATGTGCCCGCATATTGCTCCATCCGGGCGGAGCCGAAGCCCCGCCCATCAGGAAAAGAAGGGGGAAAAGAAAAAGAATGGAGATGCAGAGTTTGCCCCTGCATCTCCCATGATAAAATGCGTTTTTTCAATTTTTCCACTTTTAAGTGGAATTTTCAAAATTTATTTTTCGGAAATATCTACTACGCAGGGATAGTCCGTCCTGCCCATCAGATAATCCACCGACACACCAAATTCATCCGCTATGCTCTTCAGCGCATCCATCGTCGGCTTCGCCGTCCCCAGCTCATACCGCCGTATGGCATCCGAATTCAGCCCGCAGCGCTCCGACAGCACATACCGCTTCAGTCTCTTTTTCTCCCGCAGCTTTCTCAGCCGTTCCGGGAATTCGCTCATGTCAGCACCTCCTCCGGGAAGAATGTCTCCCGCACCCCGCCGCACTCCGCCACGATGTACCGCCCCTTCGGATGCACATACACCACCGTGCCCTTGCGAACAGGAAACCGCGCCTTGATCGTGCCACCTTTCTGCATCGCCGCCTCCGCCTCCATAGAATACGTCTATCTCAAGTTCGTGCCCTCTATACCCCGGTCCGCCATCACCAGGGGGCCATGTCGGTATGCTATATCCGTATCTTTCTCCGTCTGGCTTTGTGCCCTCAAGGATTACACCTGGTCCAAGTTCTTTAATAGATATATCATCCATTGTCCGCGCCCTTCTTTCTCTCGCCATTAGCGCAATAAAAATCCCCCAAAACAACGCAGTCAACGCAGACACCATGCGAACACGTCAGTCCGCCTAAATCCTCCCAGCTATGCTTGCAGTCCTTGCAGCGCACCACCGGCACCGCATCCACCGTCGGCGCATTGTCTATGTCCTCTGCGTCTACATAGTCAAAACACCGTTCATTCCCCCAATATTCTTGCTTCTCCAATTTGTCCGCGTCGATTAAACGTGACATTTCAAATTCCTCCCTTTGTTACCTCTTTCCAATTTTCTAACCGTTCCATCACTTCACGTTCTTTCTCTCTCCGTATGAGCAGAAGTCGTCCGGATTGCGGCTCTGGAACCCGCAAATAATGCAGCTCCCGCCAATGTCGTAGTGAATGCAGTCCTTGCAGTGTACCACAGGGGCAACGTCGGCGACTGGCTCCTCGTTTAGCATGGCCAGTGCCTGCTCAAGCCCCGGCTTTCTCAAGTCCTGACACCAGTTCACCAAATCCTCCAGTCGTTCCTTAATTGCATTGCGTTTAATGTATTCAGCCATTGGCTTATCCTCCCTCGTGGCAATATCCGTTTTCGTCCGTGTCCTTGCTCCAATAGGTGCAGTGCAGGACATTTCCGATCACCACTGATTGATAGCAGTCCTTACAGCGCACCACGACCTCTGCGTCTACGGTGGGGAGCTGCTCTGCATACTCCATCACCGACTCAATACCGTTGATGAAATGCGTGTTGGCGTGTTCTTTGTCACAATGGTTTGCCCGAATGGGAAACTCTTGCAGTTTGTCACCATCAATCAGCCGCATCGTTGTCACCTCCGTCCATTTTCGCGCCACAATTAGGGCAATAAGGAGTGAGGTCAAACCCCACTCTACGCCTGCACTTCGAGCACCTATATCCACTAATAGGGTCTATTTTATGCACACACACCCACTGCTCATGCGACACCGGGGCCACGTCAGCAGCGGGCATATAATGCACTTCCGCCATGATTTCAATGGCATCATGTCCAAATCTCTTGGCTACATCCTGGTTGTTCAGCCCATCCTCGATAAACTTTTCAACAGCTTCCCGCTCAATGTATTCAGCCATTGTCCTTCTCCTCCCCATTAAACCACTTCCGCAGTTTGTGCGCGCACGAAACACACAGCTCGTAGTCGTTGTCGTTTATGTCGTTCTTAATCCGCCGCATACCGGCATAGGTGACGGAGTTAAACGGGCTAATTTCCGCTCCGCAGCGGTCACACACTCTCTTTGTCGCCATTTTCAGCCCTCCCATAAAACGCCTCTAAGTCATCCTGCGCCTTGTTGACAAAATCTGGGCAAGCCAAGCATTCCGGTATCGGGTAATCCGTCATGGGGTCAACCCATCCGAGACAGTAGATGCGGTCTTTTTCACCGTCGTTCCATTCGTGGGACGGGTGCCCGCGCTTGCCCAGCGAACACTTAACCGTTGCCATCCTTCATCGCCTCCAATGCTTTCTCCGCCTCCTCGCGGGTCAGGAATACGGTCTTACCGATTTCTCCGGCGTTTATACCTGACAGCGATTGCCAAACAAACCCTTCTACAATGTCCCACTCGATAAACAAACTGAACAATTCCACGCGGATGGCTTTAACTTTATACACACTGATCGTTTTTCGACCCGTTACTTCGTAAAGCCTATCGCCCACCTTGCAAGGCAGCACCTCCAGCCGCCCGGTTCTATCGGCCTCCATCAGCGCGACAATGCGCTTAAATGTCACGCCCTTACTGATTGCCTCATCCTCAAACGTCTTGTAATTGGCGCACATCGCCGGTTCAAGCCCCGTGTCCTCGTAGGCTTTCAGCCGCTCCCACACTTTACGCTGGGAGCACGCGCCGTTATACGGGCACGGCAGCTCCCGGCATTGCGCGATGTCGCAGAAGTTCCCCTCAAATGTCAGTCGTTCCATCACTCCACCTCCCATTTCAGTTCGTCATACAACTCGCTGAACCGCTTGTTCCACTTCCTTAGTCCGAAGAAACAGTACACGCCCAACACGATCCACAGCCCACTGGCGATGTCTTGCAACAGATTTTCCATCACTGCACCTCCTAACATCCAGCCCCAACGCCATAATCGGGATTATTGGTCATCCTTGCAATTTCGTCTGCGGTCAGCGTATGATTGCTTACAGTGTATGTAACAAGCCCTTTACACCTGTTCTGACACGCCAAGCACTCGCAATGGTTACAGTTACTTGTTGTATTCTGCCGAAATGGACAGAGATGATTAAAACAGTCCATCACATTTCCCTCCATCTGCACCCGTCACAGGCGCCCTCGTGTGCTTGTTTGTACTTCCCGCAGTATTGGCATAGTTCGTTTTTCATGGCGTGCAGTTCTTCTTTAAGCCGCAAAACCTTGTCTGTTTTCGACACAGCCACGTCAAGCAATTCCTTGATGTCTCTCGGCGTCAGCCCCGTGTCCTCGTAGGCGGCGAGGCGGTCTTGCAGCACACTGATCCACTCTTGTTCCGTGTATTTCTCCTCGTAATCTGATGCCATAAGAACCTCACCAGTTCTAAGTCGCTGTGTCAGTCGTTCCACCAGCTCGTCTCCTCCTTCACCGCCACAGCCTTTGCCAGCTGTGCCATGCCCTGCTTCATGTCCTCTATCTGCTTATCCCGCCGCGCAATGGCGTCCTTCAGGCTGTCGTTGGCTTTCATCAGTGCCTCGATGTGCCGCTGCTGGTTCTCGATCAGGTCAGCGGCGGCGGTATTTTTCTTCTGACTGCAATCCTCATTGGGGCTGCTCGTGCCAAAAAACGCGCAATTCCCCTTGCAATCCGCTTCCGAGCTTGCACAGCACCGCAGCGCGGTCACGATCTCGTCTCTTGTCATTTCGTTCCTCCTTATCCCAGCTCGCACGTCATCATGCCACCTTCGCAAATGTCCACGATGTGTTCGCACAATTCTTTGGGGATAACAGATCGTTCCATACTCCCCTTTAACCCCTGTGTCCCTGTCTTTGCCCCTCTCGGCGCAGCCACATGACACAGATCCCCGTTGTGACATGGCGGCTTAAACCCCGGATCTGGGTGATTTGTCCAGATGTCCGTCGGCTTCATTCGCGTATCTCCGTACTGGCAGTACGTGACCGTATACCGCGGCAAGCCCTGCATCCACGTCATCTTCCGCATGCCGCCCCTCGGGTTCTCGATAAACCAATACACGGGGGACAACGCCAAGATCAACCGAAGAACGTGCTGGTCTACCTTGTCGCAGAACTTCGCATAATCGCTTACAGGGTCAAGGTTCCCTGTTTCTTCGTTTTTGCGCCGGTGGTGGCTTATCGCCGCGATGGAAAACGTTGTGCAATCCGGACTGGCCCATATCACGTCCGGTCTGCCAAACTCCCGGATAATGTCAGCGGCTGTAACAGTCATAATATCTGCGTACAAGTCGATGTTTTCAAACCGCTTGTCCCATTCGATGGAAAACACTTCGTGCCCACGCGCTTCAAACGCTTTGCCAATACTCCGTGTCCCGGCAAATAACTCCAAAACTTTCATATCAATCTCCAAACACCACGCCGCACTCGTCCTTCAGCACGTCCTTTATGTGCTTCCGCTTGATGCGGCCCTCGTTGATCTCCTCCGCCAGCTTCTCCAGGCACTCGTACAGATACGCAATGCTGTGCGTGTCCCGGCTGTCCGCTGTCTCCTCCTGGACGTGCCAGCCGCATTTATCCATCAGCACCATTGCCACCATGTCCATGTTCTCCCGTGTGCCTTGCAGCTTGCCACGCATAAAGATGCGGTCGTCCCTGCTCAAATGCTGTTTACCCATTTGTCACCACATCCTTACCTGTGCCGTATGTTCCGCGAACCGCTGTTCTTGCAGTTGGAAATATGTCGGTTCGATCTCGCACCCCACAAACTCAAAGCCGAGGTTGTAGGCCGCTATCCTGCTGCTTCCACTGCCCAAGTGTGTATCCAGTATGCGCCAGCCTTCTTTGGCGTACTTAATCAACAGCCACTCGTACAATGCCACGGGCTTTTGCGTTGGATGTATTCTTTGCCCCTTTTCTTGCAACGGCGAGTAATAAAAAGTTCTCGCAGATGTATCGAAAGAAGTCCATGCAAATTCGCAAGATGCAAAAGAAATATCTTCCGGCTGCTTTTTGTCCCAAATAACAAATCCCCTACAAGGCGGAAGATCGTAATAATTTCCCCCCCATATTATTTGGTTTTTGCTACATCTTTTTAATTCGCTAAAATACACATCACCCGGAGTCGCATCGTCCCATCTTGTTTCAGTGGCATTGTATTTTCTCAATCGGCCACTATCATGAATGCTAATTCCATACGGCGGGTCTACGATGGCAAGGTCAAATGCCTTATCCGGCAGCGTCCGCATATACTCCATGCAATCTACGTTCAATGCAATTTGTTGTTTCACGCTTCACACCTCCCGTATAGCAAACCCGTATCTACTGCGGAACAGCTTTGCTTTCATGGCATACTCGCGGGTACGCATCCCCTTTACGTCCTCCACCACCGGCAGCCAGTACCGCTGTACGTAGCTGTCAGGCGCTGTTCTGCGCTCGTACACGAAGTCCGCGATGTAGTCGATACTTTTCACCGGGTCGCCCTCAAACGTTATGTACGCCTCTTGCAAGCAGTACCGCACCTGTAATTTCAGCCCCCGTATCTCCCCGGCCTTTTGCAGCAGCATCAGCGCGTCGTAGCGCTCCGCCTCCTTCTTGCTGTCGAAGGTCAGCTTCCCGCGCTTGGTCTTCTGCGCCTTGTACTTCCCCGGTTTCCGCATCTTCTCCATGACCTGCTTTTGTGCCGCCGGGGACAGCCGCGCCAGATCGTTACTCATCAGGCCCATTCAGTTTCCCTCTTTTCTCCAGCCCTCGTTTGTTCATCGTGTACTGCACCTCATGAACGATGCGCATCTCTCCGCACCGTTCGCACGTGCCGCCCAGCGTCCGCCGCCACACGGGGGAGAAGATGTACTCGTCCTCCATGTCCCGGATGCATTGTACGCACAGCTTCGCCGTGGCGATCTTCCAGATACCCGCGTTCATGGCTTCGCCCCCTTGATGTACTTGCCCATCCAGGCATCACGTGCACCGTCGGTTTTGCCGACAGGTGCAGCAGGGGCATGACCCCACCGTTCCCACTTCTCAGCATTTCGGCAAGCCGCTTTCCAGTCTTTCATGGGGGTCTTGCCAACCATCCAGCCCTTCGCTTCGTAGAAGTCGATAAAGCCCTGCGGATCTACCGCCGAATGGCGTTCAGCCACGTAGGACTGAACCTCTGCCAGTGTGGGGGGTGCAAAGCGCTTCGCGCGCGTACTCCCACCGTCAGGTGGGAATAAGTCTTTGTCTTTGTCTTTGTCTTTGTCTTCTTTCTTTGTCTTAGTAGGCTTTGGGTCATTTGCGTTTGCTTCGGTTTGCTTGATTTTGCTTGCGCTTGCTTGAGTTTGCTTTCCGCCTTTCGCCCCGTTCCTTGACCGTTCAGCAGAAAGCTCATCGTCCCTGTCCAGCATCGTCCGGAACACCGGAAACAGTATGCTTTCCGCACCCTCCAACTCCGGCGGGGTGCCTGTTCTTGCGTACTCCAGAATGGCGATAAACAAACGTCCACGCTCTGCATCTGTCAACGCCGCTGTCTGCTCTATCCAGTCATAGTAGGCTTTCACGTAGCACTTGCCCATAGGCCTCACTCCTTCGGCATCGCACCTATGACGTATACCCCGCGCTCTTTGTCCAACCACACATCGCCTGTGTAGTTCTCCAGCGCCTTACTCACAAGGTCAGCGGGGACCTCCAGATGCCAGCCCCAGCAGATGCCGCAGTCCTCCCGTTTCTCTCCGAAGGTAATGGCACAGGCCACATAGTGCGCCGTGATGGCCTTCCTGTAGTCCTGCACGGCACCGGTCAACTCTGACAGGTGCTGCCGCTGCCGCTGTACCACGTTCTGCAAATGCGTGTTCTGCCGCCGCAATGCCTTGATCTCGTTCTGCATCTTGCCCATTCACGTCACCCCCTTAGAACGGCAAATCTGACATGTCGTCCTCGTCCATCTCCACGAACTGGCTATTGCCGCCCGTCCGGGGAGGCATGCCCTGCGCGTCCTCGTTCTTGCCGCAAAAGTGGACACGATCGACTGTCATCTCCGTCACACTGCGCCGGTTGCCGTCCCTGTCGTCGTATTCGCGGGTAGACAGTCTGCCCTCTACCGCCAGTTCCTTGCCCTTGCGGAAGTATTTGCAGATCATCTCTGCCGTGCCCTGCCACGCCACGCAGTTCAGAAACAGCTTTGTCTCCCGGTCTTTCACCGTCTCGCTCCACGCCACGCGGAAGCTGCACACCGCCGTACCGTTGTTGGTTCTCCGCATCTCAGGATCCGCACAGAGCCGTCCCTGCAAAATCGTTCTGTTTATCATGTCAAATCTCCTTACAAATATGATTTCCCAAATTCTCTGCGGAAGTCATCTTCCGTCCAGCCCTGCTCCTGCATGGCCTTTACCTGTCCAAAACGGTGAAGCTTCAACATTGTCTCTGCATTGTTGTGAACTGCCTTTTCACCAAAGATGTGGCATTTGTTGTGGCACAAATACACCACCAGGCCGTACTTCTCGCTTTTCCCGCGGTTATAAGCTCCAAAAATGTGGTGTCTGTCCAGCGGATCTGTCGCACCGTTAGCACCACAGCGCCAGCATCTCTTACCCTCCATGCGCTTCCTCCGTCCCGTCCCACTCGTATTCCGGGCAGCTGTGAATGGCGTAGCTGCGCATAATACCCGCCTTGCGGCCTCCTTTTTTCTTCACCGTAGGCGTAGCGTCCCATCCTGGCACCGGCTCCGGGCCTTTCCTCGACCAGCTGCAATCGCCGTAGCACTTCTTGCACGTCCAGCAGGGCTGTATGTGCAGCTTGTTCATGCGCTCACCTCTCCCCACCGGCTCACAAGCGCGTCCAGTTCTGCCGGCGTCATCGTCTCAATACCTACCGCCTTACAATCCCCCACGACGGCATCTATCAGCCGCGACATCTGCTCCGTGTCGTAGGTGCTGCTGCCGTACCATACTGTCACGGTCACGCAGCCCTTCAGCTTGCTTGGGAACGTCTCTGCCATCCAGCCGATCCCGTTCCTCTCCCATGCCCTGCAAAACGGCTCCGCCGCCTTTTCCCGCAGGCACAGCACCTCGCTTACGCCGCCTATGTTCCGTATCTCCTGCCGGTACACCTCTTGCTTGGAGATGCCGTAGTGTGCCGCCAGCCTGTCCAGCAGTACCCAGCAATAGGCGTTGGCGTCCAGGCTCCGGCCTTTGCCCTTGATGGTCACGTTGTACTCCTTGCCGGGCTTCATGGCGTCGCACACGTCCATAGCGGCCTGCGGCGACTTCACACGCAGCGCCAGCCACGCGCCCTCACTGTCCTGCTGCCACCGTGCGCCATCGACTGTTACCTGCTGCATATTACTTCTCCTTCTTCATAGCGGCTTTGATGCACTTGGCACACAGCGTTCTGCCCAGCCTCCCGGCGCTGTACTTGGCAATATCCGCGCTGTCCCAGATGGTGCCGTCTCGCTTCGTCGTGGCAGTGATAGGCAACCCGCAGTCCTGGCAGTAAATGACCTCCATTGCGCCCTTTTTGACGGGCTTCTGCTCCTGCCGCTTCACCTCGTCCGTGTCCGCGTCCTTTGTGTCGTCGATGCAGAACAGGCCGTTCAGCGCGTACTTCCTGGCGTAGCTGGATGCCATGCCGGTGATCTGGCTGTCATCCATGCCCTTCTTGTCCTGCGGCTCTCTGGCGTAGGCGTTTGCAGAAACGCTGTCACCGCTCTCTGTGTCTATGAGCGTTGCAGTTGCTACAACATAAAATCTGCCGGATACTTCCTGCACCGCATCATTCAGCAGCAGCGTGGCGTTGTTCTTGATGCACAAAGGCTTTACCGCCTCCAGAATATCCTCGCAGCTCCGATAGTTATACTTCGCAAAGCTGTTGTACTGCCCCTTCGGTGCTTTCAGCTCCTGCTGGATCATCATCAGCTTCCCGTAAACATGTGCGCCCATCACTTCACCCCCATGTTCATCCGCTCGGCGATCTCCGCGCCCTCTACCGCAACACCGGCTTTCAGCAGCGGGGCAATGTCGCTCTTGGACACCGTAGGCGCGGCATACGTCACCTTGCCGTCATAGCCGTTGTCCATGCACCACCGCACCAGCTCCTCCATGTTGGTGATCTCCACCGCCGTACTCTTGCGGTAGGTAACAGAACACTTTGCCGTCTGGAAAGAGTGCCCGTCCAGCGCCCGGTCAACGTAGTCCCGCAGCCGGTCACGCTTGCGCTCCATCGTGCGGCGGCGCTCCGCCAGCTCCTTTTCCTCGTCCCGGATGGCCTTTGCCTCCGCGTCCAGGCTCTTGGACCAGCACACCATGTTCTCGATCTTGTGCTCCCTGTCCATCTGCAGCTGCTCAAAAGCATCGTAGTCCAGCAGCTCCCCGGTCTCCGGGTCGATCAGCGCCTCCAGCGCCTGGTCAATGTGGTATAAACTCAAGCTCATTTCTTTTCCTCCCATGCGTCCACCGTTCGTATGCAACCATCGCATCCCACGGTCTCGCCGTAAATATTCTTGTACAAGGTATCTGTTTCCTCGCCGCATACCGGGTAGCGCGGCATCTTGTAATCTTTCGGTTCTGCCGGCCTTTCCGGCTCCCAGTATTCCATTACGCTTCTCACTCAAGCCTCCCAGCCGCTTTCAGCACGTCCCTCATGGGTTTCCGCGCCTTGAGAATAGACATCGCCCGCGCCGTTTCCCGCCTGTATTGCCGCCACAGGTCGCTCAGCTCGTCGCTCTGGTAATATCCGTCCCCGTCGTTGCAGATCATCAAGCCCTGCTTCTTTGCCTCGGCCACGGCCTTTCGCATCTTCCGGTCGGTAGTGTGCAGCGCCGCCGCCAGATCCTCACGGCTGATGGCGTTCCTGCGCCCCTTGGGGATCAGACCGGCGATCCTCTCCGTCTCCGCCGTCCGCATGGGCATCTCCGCTTTCTCGTCTTCGCCGAACAGATACGCCCTGCTGGCCCGCAGCGCCGCCTCAAGCGCCTCCGTGACTTCCTCCGTGGGCAGGCACACGCCGTTTTCAAACCGGCTTACCATGCTCATGTCCATCCGTGGGTCTGCCAGCTTCAGAATGCCGCTGACCGCCTCCTGCGTCAGCCCCAGCTCCAACCGCCGTTCCTTCAATCGGTTCATTACTGCACCTCCACCCATTCCCCGTTCTTAACGGTGTACCACACGCCGGGTTTCAGCGTTTCACCATCCACAATGCCAGCAAGGATGGCGGCAATCTCTCCATTATCCCTACGCTCTACGCAGACAATGGCGTTGCCGATATCACCCATAACGCGGCCAAAAAAGCCGGTTGTCATAGCCACGCAGTATTTGCCGGTGGCGGATGCTGCGCCCTTCCAGCCGGTGGCGGATGCTGCGCCACTCCAGCCGGTGGCGGATGCTGCGCCCTTCTCGCCGGTGGCAGATGCTGCGCCACTCCAGCCGGTGGCGGATGCTGCGCCCCTCAAGCCGGTGGCGGATGCTGCGCCACTCCAGCCGGTGGCGGATGCTGCGCCACTCCAGCCGGTGGCGGATGCTGCGCCCCTCAAGCCGGTGGCAGATGCTGCGCCCCTCTCGCCGGTGGCAGATGCTGCGCCCCTCTCGCCGGTGG